CTTTACCTTTTACTGCGCAAGACGAAGACTACATGCGCTCCTTCGGATATGGGGACCGATGGATTCAGTGGATGAAGTATGTACATAAGCAGGATATTAGAATTTTGCTTGTGTCTGAAATTATCACTAATGCGAAAAAACTCGGAGTTAGATTACATTCGCATTATAATGATAATCTGATGTTTCGACATCTTTATCCAGAGATACTGCCAGATTCAAGCTGTACTCAAAACGATGAATCGTTCCATCAGATGCGTAGTAAATCTGGCAAACAGCAAGGTGAAGGAACATTTGATTTTATTGGTGTCGGTTCAGCACTTCAATCTCGTCACTATGATATTGTAGTTCAGGATGATTTGGTCGGAAGAGCAGCTTTTGAATCTGACACTACGATGCAGAAAACTATTGAATATCATCAACTTCTGGTTGGTGCTTTTGATGCTGCTATTAATGATGGCGGCAGGGATAATGATGAACTGGTGGTTGGTAACAGGTGGTCTTATAAAGACTTAAATAGTTATATTCGCCAGAATGAAGATTATTTTAATTTCACTACACACTCTGCTCTTGGTGGATGCTGCCCTATGCATCCTGTTGGAATACCAATTTTTCCCGAAGCATTTAATGTTGAAAAACTGGCTCGATATAGAAAACGTCTTGGTACTTATTTATTTTCTTGTCAGTATCTTAATACTCCTATTAATCCAGCTGAGGTAAAGTTTGATAAGAAGAGTTTGAGATATTACGAATTTGTAAAAGATCCAAATTACAGCATGACTGATGTGAGTCCTTTTAATCAAGCATCTACTCGTGTTAGACATAAAGTAATGATTCGGCATCATGTGCGTGAGGGGGATGTAGAAGAAGATATCGCTCCTCGTAATCTTAAACGTTATATAATTGCTGATCCAAATCATTCAGGCAATGATGGAAGATGTAGACATGCTATTACAGTTACGGGAGTGGCTGAAAATCCGCGCCGTGTGTATCTTCTTGATGTGTGGGCCGCCTCCACCGGCACAGATACATTTATCGAGACGATGTTACATATGGCCGTCGAAGTATGGAAACTTGATGAAATCCACTTGGAAACGATTGCGGCTCAAAAATATTTAAAGTATCACATGGATTATTTAATTAAAGAACGTGCACGAGATGACGAGCGTTATCAAAGATTAAAGATTGTAGAACTGAAAACCCCTAAAACCGCAAATGCTAAGCGAATGCGTATTGATGGACTTGCTCCTATTTTTGAGCGGGGTGAATTTTGGATAAATGTACGAGGTATGGATGAATTCCACGAAGAGTTTGAAACTTACCCAAGCGGAAAACTTGTGGATGTACTTGACACATTGGGTTACGGTCCTAGCGTCTGGGATTTTGATACTAATACCGAAGAGATTGAGGCTGAAATACTTCGAAGGAAATATCAATATCAGAGAAATATCAGAAACACAGTCATGGGGCTCAATTAATATGGCACCGCATACTTTAAACTCGTTAGGTGAAGGACAAGCGGTAATTATAGAACGGGTTAGTAATTTGACTAAAGAGCAAGATGAGAAACATAAACAAAATAGAAAAGATATTCATAATCTTTATAATGAACTTCAAACTATTTGTGATGAGGTTTGGAAATTGAAGATTAAGATGGCAATATATTCTACAGTAGCTGGAATTGTTACTACGGTAATTGTAAAATTAGTTGATCTGGGACTTAAACATTTAACATAGGAGATATTATGTCTTTCAAAAGTATTCTAGATACAATCGGTAATGATGCTAAGAAGGTTTTTTCATTTCTTAGTTCCTCTAAAGGACAAGCTATTGTGACTACAGTAGAGACAGCAGTTACAGATATTGATCCTGCTTTGAGTGGGATTTTTACTATTGTTAATAACTGGATGTCTGAGATTTTCAAGACTCAGGCTCTTGCTTCGGCTGCCTCTGCTGCTACTGGTTCAAGTACACAAAAAGCAGCTATTGCACTTTCTGCTATCACTCCGCAAGTTCTTGCATTCGCACAAGCTAATGGACTTAATACTCCTACAGCAACTGATCTTAGTACTATTAATAATGCGCTAGTTACTATTCTTAATACTTTGGGAGCTGGGACTGTAGCAGCGACAACTGCTGTAGTTTCCCCAGCGGCAGTTGTTCCTGCGGTCCCTACTGTAGTAACAAATGCTTCTCTATAATTAATACAATGAAAAATATAATCGAATTGATAAAAGCTATTGCTAATTTACCCCCCACTTTTTGGGGGATTATAGTGCTACTTTTATCAATGCGTATAGCAACACATTATAATGCTGATATAGGTTATTATTTTGCAGGGGTGGGTAGTACCTTATGTGGTATTAACCACCTGCAAAATAAAACATTATCCTTAGAAACGAATCAAGGTAAAACAAATGCCAGCGATCAGACCAGTTAAGCTTAACTTCGGCAAAGATGCGACAGAGGATATGTGGAAGTATGTAGAAGATTCCTCGGATTATTGGTTTGCTCGTACTAAAAGATTTCGTGAAGAGAAATTAAAAGAATATGCTCGGCTATATAAAGGAACTCCGCTTAATGAAATGCGAGATATACCTTGGCCAGGAGCTTCTAATATTGAAATTCAGATAATTGCAACTAATTCGGATCAACTTTTAGCTCGGGTTATGTCGATGTATTTCACCGAACCTCTTTGGACTGCTAAGATATTTGGAGATATTGGGCCACAAAAAGGTGATGGTGACGATCAACGAGATGCAATCGAGAAGTTTCTTAATAATATGGCTCTTGAGCCAGCAGAATTAGATTTCTATCGTGTAGAAGAAGCTTGGTTTTCTTCAACTATCAGAAATGGTACAGGGATTATTAAGTTTCCTTGGCTTTATCATATTGAGAATCAGATTATATCAACAGAAGATACTGATCTTAGTGCTGCTAAGTATGAAACTCGTGAGATTATTAAGCTTGATGGACCTAGACCGGAAGTAGTTCCACTTAATAAATTCCTCACTGATATTACCACACAAAGACTTGAGGATTCTAAATTTAAGTGTCATATAATTACTCTAAGTCGTAAACAACTCGAAGATCGTAAAGCACTTGGATTCTTTGATTCTGATAAATTAGATCAGATTATAGCTCAACCTACTCGTTCGCAGCGGGATGTTCTACAACAATATCTTGAAACATCACAAGGTATTGATATAATGAGTAATGGTAATCTATCAGATGAATATGATCTATATGAGTGCTGGTTTAAATATCAGCATAATGGATCTAATTTAAGTCTTGTAGCTATTCATTATCCCACTGCCGATGTAAGACTCGAAGCATTTTATAATTACTACCCTGAAAATATAGGTATATTCGAGGATGCAAAGCTTGCTTACGACGATGACCAATATTACGGTTACGGCTTCGCTGAAATGCTCAAAGCGTTGCAAGAAGAAATTAGCGAACTACATCGCCAAAGAATTAACGCCAAGACGCTTAGTAACACGACCGCTTTTAGAGTTAATAAAAATTCAAAATTACACTCCATTCTACAGTTCTACCCCGGTGTTCTTGTTCCAGCTGATGAAGGTGAGATCGAAAGACTTGAATTAAATAATCCTCAAGCGGATTCTTTGGATGGTGAGAACTTATCGCTTGCTTTAGTAAAAGAACGAACCGGAATAGATCCGGCTACGGGAGGTACTGGTGGCGGGATCGTTAATTCAAAACGTGGAATTTATTCTAGTCAAGGAACTTTTGCCGTCTTACAGCAACAGAACTCGCGTACTGGGCTTAGAATGTCTGATATGCGAAGTGCACACTCTAGAGCAGGCTCTAAATTTGCCAAACTCTACGCTCACTTTGGACTTGGTAAGAAGCTTAGACAGTTCGGATCTAATGCTGATGTGTTGCGAGATGCACTCGAGAATATTAAGAGTGGTAAATTAGGACTTAGTGTCCGAGCTTCGACTGCTTCGATGAATAAAGAACTTGAGAAGCAAAATGATATAATGCTTTCTCAAACTCTTACTGGTTTGTATCAAGCGGATGCTCAGATTATTCAATCACTCGGTATGCAAGGAATGCCGGATGATTTAAAAACTTATTACACCGAAGTTCTTCGCGCGAAACAGGCGCTATACAAACAAATCGTACAAAACTTTGGTCATGATGATGCAGCTCGATTAATTCCACGACCAGCTTTACTAGATCAAGGACGTCCAAATGAACTTAATGCACAGTCTGGCAATAGAAGCCAATCCGCAAGTGCGCAGTCTGGAGCCGGAGGAAGCCCTCCGCAACCTAATGGAGCACAAAATTCTACTGGTGGAAATGTTCCAATCGCCAGCGGGCAGGATCTTTCTGGAGTACCTACTAGCAATGGCGGAGCAGAATAGAGATGGTTTGTTTGATAAACCACACCCGACTGATATTGAAATCGCTGCTACTAAAGGTTCAGAATTAGTTTATAATGATATTATAGGGCTTGCTAATTTCATGAAGCGTTATAAAATACCAGAACGTAGATAGGAGATAGTATTATGTCGTGGTTTAAAAAAGATGATGGAAGTCTTTCTCCGGAGGAGCAAAGACGTAATAAGTCGGATATTGAAATCGATCCAGCTAAACTTAAAGAAGATTTGTCAACTGATTTTGGTAAGCATCTTGAAACGTTTAAGACGGAACAGAATGAGCAATTGAAGCCTGTTCTTTCATTTGTTGAAGAGATGCGCAAAGAGCGCGAGGAACGAGTAGCTGCCGAGGCACGCAAGAAAGCTGCCGAGGCTGCAAAAGAGAATGAAGTAGATGAAACAGATTGGCTTCTTGATCCTTCTAAGGCTGTAGAAGCTAAGCTTAAACCTACTCAAATGGCTGTACTATCTCTCGCAGCACGTCAGGCTAGGCGCGAAGTTCTTGAAGATAAAGAATATTACTTCGGTGATATTAAAAATGAAGTGGATAAAATGATCGACGCACAACCACTTGCACAACGTTCGAATACAAATGTGATTGAAAATTGTTACAAACTAATAATGTATGATAAGCAGAAAGATATTGCTGAGGGTAAGATTAAAGCTAAGAATAATTCAGCGTCATTTGAATCTAACGGTACTGGTGGGCATAGCGGCAAGGGTTCTGGCGAGAACGAGGAAGAAATGTCTCAAGATGAAAAAACAGCAGCTTCTGCTCTTGGTTTGAGCGAAAAAGATTGGAAGAGTTCTAAAAAGGAGCTGACATATGTCTAATAGTGAGGATCGCGAAATTAAGATTGGGGATGGGGCTGTTGAAGATTTAACAAATGATCTTAGAGCTGATGATCTTAAAAATATTCATAAGCCTTTTGTAAAACCTACGATCAAACTTGAGGATACTCTAACTCCAGAACAGGTTGTTGCAGTTTCTAAACTTGTACAAGAGCAAACAAAAGCAGCTATTGAAGCTGCTTCGTTTGATTCTGGTAAGAATGCACAGTCGGTTAGGAAGAATGTTACTCCTATTAAGGATTTTAGCAAGTTGTCACTTGCTGATGTCTATGATCTTAGTATTCCAATCGAAGCTAAGCCTTTTATGAGTGCCGATGTTCTTTCGATTTCTTTGAAAGATACTAATTACGAAGCTCGTTGGGTTAATAAAAATCCCCAACGTCTTGGTGAGATGCTTGGGAAAGGTT